CTGTTGGATTATTTAACATAACATCAATGTTGACCTTATGCTTTCTAATATGTGACTCAAAGTGTAAACGGCTAGCTTCTAAAAGTTCTTTTCTCATAACATCTCCTTAGTATTTTGTCTCACGTGTATACATCCTGTAATCAGGATCCATTCTTAAATAATTCTCTCCATGACCTAAAATGATATCACAAATTCTGTCAATTGTTTTATCAGTATAATCACTTATTTTACCCATGTTGTTGTGTGGGTGTTTTAGTAAATTGGTCAACTTTACAAGTGCATCTTGAATTGACCAAGGTATATAAAGACGATCGGGATCATTTGCAAAAGTTTCAGGAAAACTTCTGTAAGCAGGATAAAGCACATTGCAGCCCAAAGTATCGGCCTCTGATACAGTATTGCTGATCCAGTCTTGCAATGCACAATTAAACAACACCCTAGTGTCATTAAGTAAATTATAATAATCATTTTTTTCTAAATCTTCATAAATTACTAGTTTACCTTCATCGACTAATTTCTTAGTTCTTTGCATGTAACTAGAATTATTTGACTTTAATTTACTACCACTGAATACTGCGAATTCTACTTTAGGCCAATCATTATATGGCATTGATTGAAGTCTATAGTATTCTTCAATCAAGTCCATAAAGAAATCAGGTTGCTTTTCTTGATCCCAACGTGCTGCAAAGCCAACACGATAAGTTCTATCGTGAAATGGTTTTAAAGGTCCTTCTATTCTACTACGTACTTCTTCTTTACCAAATGCAAGACCTGAAATATTATAGATAGGTGCAGTCCACCCAGCTATTTTCATATGTGCTACCATTTCTTCACTACTTGCTAAAACAATATCTACGAACGAATCAACCATTTTTTCATAGTGCCCCATCCACTTTTGCATACCCCATACATGAACGAAATCATCGGGGTCAATAGTTTGTGCAAGGCAACGAACGGCAATGCGAGGACGCATATGATTAGGGATTTGATCCATAATGTAAGGTAAGCTCTCGATACCGGGTTGAAACATGTCCTCAAAGTAGACAACATCTGCATGATTAATTTCTCCTTGTTGCATTAACCTAACTAAATTCATCATCTGGCTCATGCCAAAGTAACTACGACCGTGTGCGTCTAACACTTGTCCTGTTACAATTTTTTCAGCATTATCTAATGTAAGCCCTGGCACGTAAGATACATTAAATCCTCTACGTTCGAAAACTCTACGATTCCATTCTGTTAGTTGTAAAGTATACCGAGCCTTATAGCTTTCTAGACCCATGTAATATAATTTTCTCATTCATCTTCCTTAAAGTCAGTCACATTACCTTCTTCGTCCGCACAGATAATTTTAACTTTTTCACCATTCTCATCTTCGATAAGTATTGGACCCCATATCCATGCTTCTGATTCATTTAGTGACCATTCTTCTTTTTCTTCAAGTGCTTCGTATATGCCTTCTTCTTCAATCAGTTCCATTAAACGTTCTTGTTCTTCTTCATCCATGTCTTCGGGAAAGTCAATATCTTCCCAGCAACCATCCCACATTGTATCAAGTTCAACGTTTTCAATGTTATTATAGCAACAATCATACATATTGATACTATCTTTGTTCCCATCACCACCGGGAACATATGTGAATTCGAATTTAGGTGGATTATCATCATTTGTTTCTACAAAAAAACTGCAGCCTCGGAATCCTGTTTTACGAATGATTGTCATTTCATCTTTGACATAATGCTCATGTTCTTCACATGATTTTTTATAATAAGTTGATACTTTGAAGTTTGCCATAATTTACCTTTAATAATTAAAAATATGACCCGAAGGTCATATTTTTATGGTCTGCTATCTTCCGCCCAATTATCTTTTGGTTGCTTGCCAGAAAGTTGTTTTGTGTGCTGACGATACGAAAATTGCTTCATATCATACAAATGCCCTTCATCAAAAATATAACCATAATCTACACAAAAATCCCTATATTTTTCAAGATCATCAAAAATTTGTTTGACTTTAGGATTGTGTTGAATATTATATTTTGCCATTTTATTTCCTTTATATTTCAAGTTGTTGATAAGGTTTAGTTAAATTATAATGTATCTCGCAGCCATTTTCATTATCTTCGGACACATTGATTATTACATTACGGTTTGGATACCGATCTGCAATTCTTAAGTATAAGTCATCAGCCATCATCTCGCATGATTTGTACTCCAATGACAAACAATTTTGTTCCCCTGTATACAATGACTCCAACCATCGCTTGAATTGGATGAACTCGATATCACGGTCATTGTGGTATACGTCGATTGACACCCTAAAGTGAAAGATATGCCTATGAGGGTAACCAAGAAAACTAACATCTTGAAGCCTAGGTTCTTCCAATGCTGCAGGATATTTATGTATTCCTTCTTTTTGAAATGTGACCCATATTTTTCTAATAGCGGCATGTTTAACTCTTTCTATTTTTTCTCGTTCACTTTGAATCATCTATCATCTCCATAATCAAGATGTTCATGATCCTGTTCCCACTGCAGTTTTGTAAGTCTATTAATTTCATCTTTGTATTTTAATTTTTGTTTTTTCATTTCGGCAATTTTTTCTTGAGAAAAGTTTGGATTTTTTTCAGCTTCAATAATTTGTTTGTCTAAAAGTCTATGTGTTTCTGTTAAAGTTGTAATCCTATTATGATACGACATACTATCCCCCTACTAGTTAAAAGAAAAAAGTTCGTTAAATTTAGATTCTGCACTTAGTTTTACTGGTTTAATATCTTCAATGATAGCCTGCATAGCGTCATCACTATCTACCATTTCTTCAATTACTAATGCATTATATTGAGTTCTGGCGTTTAATGTTTTCTTACCACTAAAACCCTGACTTCCAGATTGCATTTGCATCCAGAATCGTGAATGTCTTTCGATGACTGCATGGCTTTCTTCTCTTGTGGTTTTTGAAAAAACTTCGTCTACAACTTGACCAAATGTTTTAGCAGTTAATTCTTGCTTAATCATTTTTGGAATGATACCTTGTTCATATTTTCTATTTGCATCTTGAACTGCAATAATATGTTGATACACATTATGTGCTTGAATTAATGTATAGCTTAGTGTGTCCCAACTAGTTTTTGTTTCTTTACCATGTTGCCCAATAAACCCCTGACCTCTGTAACATATGTCTTTGATAAGTAGTTTATCAGTTATAGGACTATTTGTAAAGGCTTTATGGATACCATCAGCCAAAACAGCGTCAACAAATTTTCTATTGTCAGTAGCGTATTTTTTGTTTTCTGCTGTTTTTTCCATACTGTATGACCATTTTTTCTCATGTTCAATAGAATTATTAAAATATGCCAATCCTTTTGCTGCACTAAAAAATGGGCTTGCACAGTCAAATGTTATTTGTAATTTTGGGTTGTGATATTTTCTTATAGCCTTTTGTATATCTGTAAACAATACCGCATATTCCAAAATGCTCACACCCAAACAGTGTATTAAATCGTGTTTACCTTCTTGCAATAGTCCATCATATATAATATCGACCATCCTGCGTAAGGTTAAATGAACATCGATTTTTGTTTGACCACCAAATGCCCAACCGTTGAAATGATTATCAGGATATATTGTTGGATCACAATATTTTTTCATTTCTTGATACCATTCATCACTTTCAGTATGTGTGGTACCTTGAAGAACATTTAAGAATTTACATTTGCCACTTCTGTTCTTTATAAAATATTCATTATTGATATGAGTTGCTTTAATTGCATCATTGATATTTTTAATTCCATGTAGTGGTATAGCTTTTTTATTTAAAAAACTTTGGCTAGGAACATCAAGACACATACCATAATCCATATATGTGTCCATCCATGTTAAAACTGCTTTGCGTTTTTCTAAAGCTTTTGGACAATTGCTGTCTTTCCAATCAGCAGGCCATTGTCCTTTAAGAATCTGGAACCCACCGCTGTCGCCCAATAAGAAAGTACCTTGCTCACGCTCATATACAATACTTTCACTATTACCTTGTTTTTCGGGATCAAGTTCAGCGTGACCTGCACTATATAGTGCCCACTTATATGGGAACAACGCTTGTTGGCTGTTAAGAAAATTTAATGCCTCAAGATCAGGAATAGCTTGAGGTATCCTGTCATTTGGGAAATAATCTTCACCTTTACGTTGTTTACCTAACCCAGTAATATAAAATGTACTGAGTGCAGGCAAAAACAATGCCCAATCACTATTTTGTTTTTGTGTTAAATTATCTTTATCCATTAAGGTGATATGTTTACTTGCACTTCTGATAATGATGAATCAGTCGATTTAATCAAACTTTTTACCATTTCGATTTGATGTTTCTTCTCATTAATTTGGTTAACTAAATCATTGATAGCTGGATTTTTTCTTGCTAAGATTTCTAGTTCGGCATTATCTGCCTCCTCCTTCATTTTCTTCTTAACCCAACTCATGATTTCAAGCATTTCTGTTGAAGCATTTAATTGTACCGTATTTTCAATTGGGGTCCAATTTGTGCCATTACTTACTTCAAATCTTTTGTAAGTTCCATTCCACTGTACTGCACCAGTAGTTGTTGTTACTGAATAAGAATTATCTGATTGCCATACTATAGTTGGAGAGTTTGACGTAACCTTAATCATTTTGTATGTGCTGGTAATAGATATTGATAAACTGCAAGACCGCTGTCTACTGTAATTTCTACCGCACCTTCATCACTCATTTTCATTCTTTTATCACCAGATAAACTCAATATTGCAAGAATTTGTTTTTTAGGCCAATGCCAGTTGTTATTGAGTGTGCCTGATACGTTACTTTCAAAAGTAAAGTTACCGCTGTGTGTTGAAGGATCACCAAAGAAGAATTTTAGTTCACCGTTAACTGTTCTTGATGTAAATGTATCTATTTCACTATTTGCGCTTGCTTGCTTTTTCAAACGTAGAATGCTTAACACGCTTGGTTCAAAATCAACATTCCAATTAGTTCCTCTAAATTTAATTGGTTTTACCTTTTCTTCAACGATTGATTTTGCCATAAGTCTGTAATCGTTAACAAAATCTCCTGTGGATGTTTCAAAATGAATTGCTTCTGGAATCTCAACACCTTCAACATTTTTTGTGGTCATTGTGATTTTAGATTTATCATCATATTCTTCAAAACTTAATATTGTGTTTAATTTGCCTAAGTTAGGCATACCAAACGTTCCAATTAAATCTGAATGAGGATTTTTTAGTTTACCATATAAGATTACAGATTTATCCTCAGTGACTGCTGCAATTGTTGTTTCTTGATCCGAACCTGTTATCTTAATTAGTTCTACACCCTCAAGTGCAGAGGTATGTTCGATTAGATCCTTTAATATATCTTTCATGTTTTTCCTTTAAAATGTTATTTAGGCAGTAATAATGCGTATTATAATGGCATTCTTTACAAATTGCAAACACAATTTAACCAAAGCTGAATAAACTATCAAACGTTGTTTTTATGTTTGTACTGTCTCGTATATCCCAATTTAGTACGCCCAATAAGTTATCTATTTTTTCATCTACTAATGTTTGTTCCATAGCAGCATCGTCAAATGGTAATTCAATAAACCATTGCGGTAATCTAAGTTCGTCAGTTGGATAAGCTATGCTAGTAAAGTTTAATGGATTAGATTTAAGTTTACATACTACAATTTTCATCCCATCAACAATTTTTTGACTATAGTTATCGCCATTTACTTTTCTTAGATAGTTCCAATTCAACGCGGCACGAACATGACCCGGCATATTTGCTTTACCTGTCGTACTATTAGCTTCTTTTTCTGCGTATGAAGTTAAATTGTTTACTGATTTAGGACTGCCTTTAGTCCAACTATCTTGTTGTGCAAGTTGTTTTTTAAATTCTTTTACAACAGTTATAACTTCAGTGCGGTCTTTACCTGCAAGAACCATTTCAAGAATTTGCATCAAAAATTCTTGAATATATTTAGGAGTGTCGGCACGTTTCAAGTCTAAGCCCATAGCCTTTATATCGCCCATTTTACCATTTACATCCTTGCGTTTGCCTTCTTTATCGTAGATATTAATAGCATATCTTTTTTTAGTAATAAACAAACTACGGTCACCTACAAGTTCACGACCTGCTTTAATGATGTTGCCGTTTTTTCTAGGGCAATGAAACGCACGTTCCATAAAAGCAGGGAAGCTATCGTTTACTTGTTCTCCTATACTATCATATAGTTTAACTGCAAAATCTTTATCAAAACTTAAGTTGCCTTTACTAATATCTTCTTTTAGTGCAGGCAATGCAGAAAAATAACATGAGTCAGTATCACCATATACAATTGAATCACCTTCATGGTCATATTTTCCCATTATTAATTCATTGATATAACTCATCATATGTTTAGTGATCTGGCGACCACTTAGTGTAACACTTTGACCTATTCGTTTATCATAGAATCGGCAGTGTTCATTAAGTAGTGCACCATATGCAGAGTTGAGAAGAATCTTTCGGACTAACTGACGTTTATCCCAATACTCTTTGTCATAGTCGGTTGTTGATTCTTTTAGT